GTAATCGTCAATGCTCGGGATGGGAAAAATATTATTGTGGGAGGACACCAAAGGGTGCGGGCGTGGGAAAAAATGGGGAATAAAACCGTTCCTGTTTTTTTTGTGGATTTGAGTGAAGAAGATGAGAAAGAGCTGAATATCAGGCTGAATGCGAACGGTGGAGAGTTTGACGAAGACTTGCTTCAAGAGTTTTTTAATCAGGATGAGTTGCAAATGTGGGGTATGGATGTGGAATTTCCAGAGATGGATTTCGAGATTCAGGAGGATAACTTCGAACAGTCGGATAGCTCCGGTGAGGTTGATGTGCAAACAGGTGATGTTTTTGTTTTGGGGGATCATCGGTTGATGTGTGGTGATTCTACCAGTGCAGATGATGTTTCGGTATTGATGGACGGAGGGAAGGCGGAGTTGATTTTCACCGACCCACCGTACAACATCGACTACAAAAGCCCTGACCTTGCAAGCTATAACAGCGGAAAATACTCGAGCCCTGATGGTTCGATTTTCAACGACAACAAAACCGATGAAGATTGTTTGCAGTTTTACTCTGATATCCTGAAAAACTTATACAATCATTCTGTTGATAATTGCGTTATCTATTGGTGGTATGCTAGCTCGCAACATCACAATTCTTTTCAGGCTTTTGAAAAAACAGGGTGGAAAATTTCCCAAACCCTTATCTGGCTGAAGGAGTCGATGGTTCTGGCAAAGTCGCAAGACTATCATCATTGCTACGAACCGTGTTTATTGGGATGGAAAAAGAAATTTCCACGGTTCAAAAACAAACATCCGAACAACCTGAAGGATGCATTTGTGACGAAGGGTGAATACAAGGATGCAATGGATGTCTGGTACGAACGGCGTGATATCACAAGCGAATACATTCATCCTACTCAAAAGCCAACTGCTTTGGCGGAAAGAGCGTTGCGAAAGCATTCCAAGAAAGGGTTTGTTGTTCTTGATCTCTTTGGGGGGTCTGGTTCGACATTGATGGCGTGTGAGCAGGTAGGACGACACGCTCGATTGATGGAGATGGACCGTCGATATTGCCAGAAGATTATTGCACGATGGGAGGCTTATACAGGGGGAAAAGCAGAGAAAATTTAATAGATTTATATGAGCAGATTACCCCGAACTGTCGGCGGTGTGAAGAATCGGAAAATGGCATTGCTTGAAGCGTTAAAAAAAGCAATGGGAGTTATTTCGACCGCTTGTGAGATGTGTGGAGAGAACAGAAGACAATACTATAAATGGATGGACTCAGATCAGAAGTTCAATAAAGAAGTAAAAGAAATAGAAGAAAGGTGTTTAGATTTTGCGGAAACAGCTCTTTTTAAAAATATCCAAGAAGGGAAAGAGAAATCGATTCTGTTCTATCTTTCCACCAAAGGAAAACAACGAGGGTATACTCAGCAGATAGAACACAAGGGCGAAGTCGATCATAAACATATCACGGGGTTTCAGGTGCAGGTATGTAATTCTCGAGAAGATGTTCAGGCACTGAGAGAAAAAAATATTATTGATATATCTTGAGCGGAAGAAAGGCAAAGCAACGGAGAAAGGAAAAACAGGGGTTTTCTCCTGTTTTTTATGTTGGACCGGTATACCTGAAAAACTTTCAGTCTAGAGACCGTATCATCATCAACCGTGGAGGGACTCGAAGCGGAAAAACCTATTCCCTTTCACAATTGTTTATCAACTGGCTTTTTTCTGGACAAATTGAAGAAGGGGGGAAGGTTATGGAGAGGGGGGTATTGCGAGTAGTGAGGAAGTATAGTGCGACGATTAAGAGTACGGTGATGGCTGATTTTTTAGAAATCCTTGAAACTACTGCCGTTGACCCCAATAGTCCAGATGGAGAGAAGCTTTATTCTCGTATTCGGCATAACAAGGTGGACCGATTCTTTGAGTATGGCGAAAGGCGGATATACTTTTCTGGGATAGATGATCCACAGAAAGCAAGGGGTCAGAAACAAGATATCCTGTACTGTAATGAGGCGAATGAGTTGAACTATGCAGACTTTCATCAGCTGAATTTTCGGACAACCTATAAGGTATTCATCGACTTCAACCCTGATGATGAGGATATTTGGATTAACAGGGAACTGGAAGAACGGCGAGCCGAACGAAAGAAAGATGTGAGTGTGTTTGTTTCAACATATCTTGACAATCCATTCTTGACTGATTTGGAAGTCAAAGAGATTCAGAATCTTGGATTTGTTGACCCTGAACTTTGGCAGGTTTTTGGGAAGGGAGAATACGGAAAAATAACGGGGCTGGTATTCCCCCAAACAAGCATTCGAGATATTCCAGAAAGTGCGGAGCTGGTTGGGTATGGTGTCGACTGGGGGTATTCCAAGGATCCGTTGGCAGTGATTGCGGTATGGGCAGATTATCGGATTGATGAGAAGGGAGAAAAAAAGATTGTGGGAGTGTATTACGATGAGATTGTGCATGAGAAAGGAATGCTCAACTCTGATTTGGATGTGAGGCTCGAAAAAGAAGGGGTGGAGCGAAGTGCGTATTTTTCGGCTGATAATTCTAGTCCTCAAAACATTGCAGAGATGAAGGCGTTGCGATGGAATTTTCACGGAGCGACCAAGGGGAAAAACTCTATTTTGTTTGGGATATCAGTTATGAAGCAGTACCCAATATACATAACCCCTCGATCTGTTAACCTTCAGGAGGAATTCCAAAAATATAAATGGAAAGTGGACCGAAGCGGAAACACTTTGAATGAGCCGATTGATGATTTTAATCATGGGATTGATGCGTGTCGATACTTGATGATGGAGCGGATGACAGCCGGGAAGTTTGCCCAAAAATATGCCCGACCAAAAAGCGTACCACGGGGGTATACCTCCGGAGTAAGAAGAATGACTTTTTAATTTCTCAAAGTCTCCCCCTTTTAGACTCTTTTCTTTTTTCTTGTTTCACTATGCTGTAAGAAACAAGATTTTTTTTATTGCGGTGGCTGAAAAGACAATCAAAACCATTGAGATAGGTTCGAGCGGAACGCAGAAAATGGCGGGAGTTATTGACGAAGAGTACAATGCTCAGCTTTCTTTTCCCGCTTGCATTGAGATATACGACAAAATGCGAAAGGGTGATGCAACCGTGAGGGCGGCACTTTTGGCAATGAAACTTCCTATTTTGGCGGCGAGTTGGACGGTGATTCCTGCAAGTCAGGAAAAAAAAGATGTAGAGGTGGCGGAGTTTATTGAGCATGTGTTTTTTGAAAAATTGGTATGGCGTGATTTCTTAAGGCATATTCTTTTGGGTTTTGATTTTGGGTTTTCTGTTTTCGAGAAGGTGTATGCGTTGGAAGAAGGGAAAATTGTATACGGAAAAATTGCACCACGGCTTCAGAAATCTATCCAAAAATGGGAGGTGTCTGGTGGAGAGGATGGGATTACACAACAAGCGGTGAGAGATGGGAGTTTTGAAACCCTAGAAATACCACGAGAGAAATTGTTTCATATCGCTTTTGACCAAGAAGGTGGGAATCTGGAAGGGGTTTCTTCTTTGCGTTCGGCATACAAGCACTGGTATTTCAAAGAAGCCATGTACAAGTTGCAGGCCATTGGGGCGGAGAGAAGTGGGATTGGGATTCCGTATGCTAAGATTCCAGAAGGCGTGACGATAAGTGAGCAGGATCGGGAAGAGATTATTCGGACATTGGAAAATATTCGAGGAAGTGAAGATGCGTATGTCTATTCCAATCACGGAGTAGAGTTTTCGTTTTTGACCGCTGGAGGTGGAGAGTTTGATTTTGAGCAGGCTATCTTACACCACGATCGGCAGATTGGGAAAAGTGTGTTGGCTCAGTTTCTGGAAATTGGGGTAACGAAAGGAGGGAATGCTCAAAGTGGAAGTCAGCAAGAATTGTTCTATAATTCTTTGCAGGCTTCCGCTGAGTTTATTGCGGAAAAAGTGAATAGGGATCTGGTTCGAGAAATGGTTGATTTTAATTTTGGGGAAGAGGTCGAGGCTCCAAAAATTCAGGCAGGAGAAATTGGGGGTGATACGCTTGAGAGCTTTGCTTTGGCACTGCAAAGGATGACTCAGGGAGGGATTATTACTTCGGATATTGCGACGGAAAACGCTATTCGGAAAATGATGAAGCTTCCAGAAAAAGACGAGGAAACTTTTGAGAGCCAGAAAACGGAGAAAAACAAATCATCGGTTGTAGAGCCTAAAAATCCAAAAAAAGATGAGAAGGACGGGAAAGGAGAGAAAAACAAAGAAGTAAAAACGAAGAAAGAGGAAGAATCGAAAGAAGAGAAGAAATTATCATCAGAGGAGGGTGTGGATCTATTGGTTCTTTCAGAGCAGGAAAAACGAGCCCTCACTTTAGCAGAGGAAAAAATCGATATAGAAGCGTTTACGAAATTCTTTGAGAAAAACGAACAGAAGATATCGGCAAGTATTGAGG